TGCGTTGGGATTTGGTTACCCGACCTATACCGCATCGACATTCTGTCCACGGCCAAGGGCAGCAACCGGCAGCAGATCTGGGCGCATGAAGCGGTCCACGCCATGCTTGATATTGCCGGTCACGATGACCTGTCCCGCGATGAAGCGCTTGTGGATCGCCTCGGCCACCTCCTGCAACAAATGCTGACCACGATGGAGTGACTCGTGCAAAAGAAAGCCACCGACGATGAGATATTGGAAGCGCTGCAAGAGGCAAACGGCATTCGTGCCGTTGTCGCTGAAAAGTTCGAAATGAACGAACGCACGCTGATGTTTCGTCTCAAAAAGATGAAATCAAAGGGCTACATCATCCCAGCATCGACGTATCACCCTGGGCGCCCCATTGAGGCGAAGCCCACGTTTGAGTTCACCCCGCTGCCGGACGACGACATTCCCATTGAGCAGTTGATTGAGCATCGCAAGCGCCAGTTCCAGCACAAGCAGGCGCACGAGGAAGCCTCAAAGCTGATTCCGATTAAGGTCAAGATACCCGGCCCTATCGGCATCCTGCACTTTGGCGACCCGCACGTCGATGACGACGGCACCGACCTTGAGGCGCTAGAGCGCCACACCCAACTCGTCAACGACACCGAAGGGCTGTTTGCGGTCAACGTGGGCGACACCACGAACAACTGGTGCGGCCGGTTGGCGCGGCTCTACGCCGACCAGAGTACGTCAGCGGCGCAGGCGTGGAAGTTAGCCGAATGGTTCATCAACCGCTGCCGTTGGCTCTACATTATTGCCGGTAACCACGACCTCTGGAGCGGCGGTGGCGACCCCTTGCGGTGGATCGCCAAGCAACAGAACGCCCTCTATAAGGCTTCAGAGGCCCGTATTGCCTTGCAGTTCCCGAACGGGGCGTCGGTGCGGGTCAACGCTCGCCATGACCATGCGGGATCTAGCATATGGAACCCGGCGCACGGCCCGATGAAGGCGGCGATGCTTGGCACCCGCGACCACATCTACGTCGCCGGCCATAAGCATGAGAGCGCCTATAGCGTCCTCAAAGACCCGATCAGCGGGATAGCCATGCACGCCATCAAGGTCGCCTCCTACAAGGTCTACGACCGTTATGCGCGGGATAAGGGCTTTAGGGACAACGCCCTATCGCCCTGCGTGCTGACGACTATAAATCCGGGATTGCCGGAGGATCACCCGGATATGGTGAAGGTGTGGTGGGAGCCGGAGGAGGGGGCGGAGTATCTGCGATTTTTGCGCAGAGGGCTTTAAGAGCAACCCGCTCGCGGGAGGCCCGCAGGGCGCACCGACGCTGGTGTAGCCGTCGGATAATCGTCCACCGTCGCTTTCCCGATACCTCGGCCTCAAGGGCGAGAACCACGTCCGCCTCAGACATCCCAGCGATGGATTCGTTCAACTCTTTCCACGTCGCAATCATAATCATTCCCTGCTTAGTGTTGCCGCGAGGTACATCGCCTGTAGCGTAGCCGCCGCGTCCGCAGCGTCCCGCGCCTCGTACCACTCACCCCTCGGCTGGAATATGCTCTGAAACCGCTTCTGGCCCTCTGAGAGCCGCCCGCCTTTCGCCTTGACCTCTACCCAGCAGGCCCATGCCAGACCGTCTCTAAGCGGCTTTACGGCGAGAAGGTCTGGAATGTCGTGGCCGGCGCTGGCAAAGTCGATTACCTCGAACCCTGCCTTCCGCAGTGCGTTTACGATGTCGGCGTGGTTGGTGTCGCGTCGTTTGGCGTAGCGCATTGTTTTACTCTATCACGAAGACGCATCACGCCGCGCTCACCGAATAACTCTCGGACTAACCCAATTAGTCCTGGGTCGCCGATCACCGCCGCAGGGTCAGCCTCACGCACGAGCGGCCCGACGCGGGTCTTTAGCCACTCGCGTTTCTCCTGCCGCTGCTCCCAATCCCCGACGTTGATGCGGGCAAGGTAAGCATCGCAGAGGTGTAATCGACCGATTACGGTCTTGACCCGCTCATCCCACTGCTTCATGCCGGACTGCACGGCCCAAGTGATGTCGCTACTTGTGGTGATGGGTTGATTCATAGTTCGCTCACCTTCTGTATGCGCTGCCCAATCCAGTTCATTACAGGCACGGCCATACTGTTACCTAGCGCCTTGTATCGAGGGCCGTCCGGGCTTTCCGGCTTCTTGCGCCACGGGATGTTGGTGTATTGGTCTGGAAAGCCTTGCAGACGTTCGCACTCAACGGGCGTGAGGCGACGCACTTGCATTGACGGCTGCGCCACCATCGGCGCAAAGTCATTCGCAGTCTCTTTTGCGCGTAACGTCGGAGCGGTAAGGCCATCTCCGTGGCCGCGCATATCGGTGCAAATTGGCTGCATCACCGTCGGCCCGCTCGCGTTGACGCTGCTGCCGGGTGTGCCAATGGTCGCCGCCACCTCGCCCGTGATGGCGCCGTTGTAGCAGTCGGTGCCGACGGGCTGCACCACCGCCACATCCGTCCCGGCATCGCTGCGATCCCGAGGCCAATGCGTCACGGTCGGAGCCGCATCAACAGGCGACCAACCTTCGGGGTCAGTCTCAGACATCGGCTTATGGGTTTTGGCAAATGCAACGGCCATCGGGTTTTTGGCCTGTAACGTCTGCACCATGTCAACGTCTACCTGCGGATTTGACATTTGCGCTCCAAAAGTCATTGGTCTACCCCCCCCCTCTGTTCCGGGTATCAATGTCTCACTTTCTGCGTCTTGTCTGCCCATAGCGCCTGCGTTAAGGCACATCGCTATTTCTGGCGGGGACGAAGAGCTGCCCCCCCCTAGCGCGTGCTGATCCTCTAGTCCTTGCTTGCTACCAAACGCGGCGTTTAACGTTGATGCAACTTCCGCAGGCCACGCTAACTCTTCGTGATTGTTACGACTGATTCCAAAGCGAGCCGCAATGGTTCCGGCAACGCCTTCCCGCGCCTCTCTGCTCGGCGCAGGATTCCCGCACAGGCTTTCGCGCTCAAAAAGAACCGCTGCGGCACGTTGCCAACTTCTAGCGTTTGCGACAACGAACACACGGCGGCGGCGCTGGGCCACTCCGAAGTATTGAGCGTCAAGAATTCGGTAGGCGAACCCATACCTGAGTTCGCCCAACCCTGCGAGGAAGGTTCCAAAATCCCGTCCTCCGTTAGACGACAAGACGCCGGGGACGTTTTCCCAAACCAACCACTCGGGCCGATATCGGTCAGCAATCGCAAGGTAGGTAAGCATGAGGTTGCCACGCGGGTCAGCCAGTCCTGCTCTAAGTCCCGCGACACTAAAACTTTGGCATGGGGTTCCTCCCACGAGAACGTCGATTGATTCATTCGGCCACTCCGCAAATTTAGTCATGTCGCCGTAGTTAGGCACGGCAGGGTAATGGTGTTTCAACACCGCGCAAGGGAAAGGTTCTATTTCACTAAAAAATACAGGAGTCCATCCGAGCGAATCCCATGCGACGGTTGCGGCTTCAATACCGCTACAGACGCTGCCGTACCTCACAGAACTTTCCGCATCAGTTCCCGAGCCTGGTACACCCGCAGCGGCGGCAGTTCACCTGCGGCCATCCACTTAGCGACCGCCTGTCTCGAGACGCCGAACGCCCGCGCTAGTGCGGACGCGGTGCCAAACTTCTTGACCAATTTGTTGATATCCATGCTGCGGACAATATCGTATGCAACCGTGGTTGACAAGCATTGCAGGATGCGTATTATTGGCTCCGGGGATTGGCCCCACCGGAGACAAACATGGACTACCAAGAAGACGACCGTCAGTTCGGCCGTGACCTTATGGAAACCGCCGAAGCGTTCCTTGACGCCCAGGAGCGTGCGGAAACCGCCGCATGGAACGCTTACGACTCCCTGCAAGAGCTGAACCGCATCGAGCGCGAACACTCGATGAACCTTTCCCACTGCATCCGCGACCTCATCGAAGCCATCGACAAGGCTCGCGCCAACCTTCGGAGCATTTAATGAAGATTTACCAGTGCATCGCTGCCGTGACTGCCGAACTTTCCAAGATCGGCATTAGCAAGAGCAGCAAGAACCAGCAACAGAACTACGCCTTCCGTGGCATCGACCAGGTATACGGCGCCCTCTCGCCATTACTGTCGAAGTACGGCCTTGTCATTCTGCCCCGCGTGACGCACCGCGAGGTTATTGAGCGGCAGAACCGCAGCGGCACCGCGCTCTTCTACGTCACGCTCACCGTTGAGTTCGACTTCGTATGCGCCGAGGATGGCAGCAAGCATACGGTCGTGACCGTCGGCGAAGCGATGGATAGCGGCGACAAGGCGAGCAACAAGGCGATGTCTGCTGCCTACAAGTACGCCGCCTTCCAAGCGTTCTGCATTCCAACCGAGGGCGACAACGACGCCGATGCGTCAAGTCACGAAGTCGCCGCCGCGCCGGTCATTGACCCTGCAATGCTCACGGCCATCGACCTTGTGGAGAACGAGAAGGAACTGAAAACGCTTTACCACTCGCTCTCTGAGGGCGAGCGTAAGCCGCTGATCCCGCACTTTGCAGCACGCAAGAAGGCGCTGCGGGAGGCGCAGCAATGAGCCTCTCGTACTACATGGACATGAACGACGGCGAGATCGTCGGACACGTTCTCGCGCTCGGTGACGACGCGTCGGAGTTGTCTTACGTGCTGGCGAACCGTCTGCGCGTGCAGAGCAAGCTGCGGCAGGATGCAGAGATGCGAATGCAGTTAGCGCAGGAGCGCATCTACCGGCTCGAGCGTGAAGTCCACGAACTCAAAATGATGGCGGAGAAGATGTAATGGAACAGCGAACAGCAGAATGGTTTGCCGCCCGCTGCGGCAAGGTAACGGCGTCACGGGTTGCGGATGTCGTCGCCAAGACGCGCACCGGCTATGCGGCGAGCCGTGCGAATTACATGGCCGAATTGGTTTGCGAGAGGCTCACGGGCAAGCCCACGGAGGGGTTTTCCAATGCTGCAATGCAGTGGGGAACGGACCAGGAACCGTTTGCCCGTGACGCTTACTCTGCTCGCACGGGTGAGTTGGTGACCGAAGTCGGCTTCGTCGCGCACCCGCGTATCCCGATGGCCGGCTGCTCGCCGGATGGCATCGTCAGCACAGGCTGCGTCGAGATCAAGTGCCCGAACACGGCCAACCATATCGAATACTTGTTAAGCCGTGACCCGCCGCAGAAATACTTTTATCAGATGCAATGGCAGATGGCGTGCTGCATGACGGACTGGTGCGATTGGGTGTCGTACGACCCACGTATGCCCGAGAACTTGCAGCTACTGATTGTGCGTATCCCGAGGGACGACGACGCGATCCGTATGCTTGAGACTGAAGTGGAATCGTTCCTCGCGGAACTGAATGACAAGGTAACCAAACT